ATTCCGTGTCCTTATAGGAGACTAGACGCGCATAGGTTATTTCCAGATCTGCCGCCAACAGGCAATAACGTGTACATTAACGCGTACGCTATTCGTCCTCTCATATGTGGTGTTAACTTCAAGAGAGCACAGTACGATGTAACGTACTCGACAACCAAAGGTAAGATAGAATTAAGCTGTGACAAATGGGAAACTCCCTTTTCGGGCCCTTCGTTGTGCGGGTCGGTAGTAATCGATGCCTCAGCCAATATTAGGGCGTTTCACGTTGCAGGAGATGGTGAGGTAGGCATAGCAGTCCAGCCAGGGCAGGCGGTTGTAAGTATTATACGAGACATACTAAGTAAGAACTCCAGCGTTTTTATTGGCGATAGAGACGCTGAGACGATCCACCCAGGATTGTCAGGCTCGAGAGTAAGGTACGCCGATGGTACAATTCAATCAAAAACTATTATCGGAAAAAGCAATTTGGTACCAACCATCTTTAATGAGAGGATAGATGCGGAACTAACGGACCTCAAACAAAAAGTGATAGACGATTATGAGTTGCGATTGTCAACCGTACCGAGAGAATCTTTTCGCGAGAAGCACCCTGCTACGTATTACAAGTATGGGTCTCCGCCTAAAACTATGAAGGAATTGTCTAAGAAAACTTTCAAACATCAGGGTGATGTCACAGATGATGAGGTGAAGTTTGTGAAGAAGTGTGTTAATTCGCTCTTGTGCGATTTTACTGAGTTATCTTGGGAAGAAACAGCGTTCGGATCGCCGGGCGTCCCACCAATTGACAAAAATACAAGCAACGGGTACGGATGTCTCCCAGACAAAACGGACTACTTGGACTATGAAAATAGGAAGTTACTACCAGCAGCGGTCGAAATTCTTGATGAACTGAGAGCTATGGCAAACGAGGAGATTCCGTTTGATTTTCGCAAAGTGTTGTCAGTTGAGTCGTTCAAAGATGAATTGAGAGTCGAAGGTAAGATTGACACTCCTAGAACGTTTCGTATAATGCCTTTACCTCATATCATGTGGTCTAAGCGAATTTTTGGTTCGTTGACGAAACATATGGTTGATAATCGGTTGAAGACAGGCGTAGGCATAGGGTTAAATCCTTACGTAGATTTTGATGAAATTGCAAGGCAGCTGAAGCCGCAGGAAGTAACTGGAGACATTGATTTTTCAAAATGGGATGGTTCAATAAATCGCAGATTGATGGATGCTATTGGAGAAGTTTTGCTAAAACGATACAAAGGGGCGTATGGTTATATGATACCTTTTTTAGTAAGCACTGCTTCACAAAGCATGGTTTTAATAGGTGATGAATTATGGGCCACGACGCACGGGTTGCCTTCTGGTTGTTGGTTTACGTTGCTTATGAATTGTTTGTTCAATAAAGCTATAACGGCTTTGACCATATACAGAAATAAATCAAACCCCACTGTGCGAGATTTTCAAAAAGTTGTGGATTTTGTTGTAGGTGATGACAAGCTTATTGGAGCTTCCGGGGAATTGGCAAACGTATTCAATTTGCACACAATAAACGACACGGCTACATCATTAGGAATGACGTGCACCAACGGAGATAAAACTCCGATCGTGCATAAGCATCAACCTTTTGAGAAGTTAACGTTCGTTAAGCGTCATTTTCGTTATAACCCAGAATTCAAGAAGTATGTAGGCATGTTAGATTTAGAAACCTTATTTGGAACTTTGCAATACGTGAATAAGAAAAGCCCATATGATGAAGCCATATTAGGAAAAGCGAACGCGGTGCTAATTGAATCGAGGTTGCACAGCAAATCGTTGTCGAATGAGTTTAGAGATATTTTTGACAAGTATCCCGAAACTAAACACACGTTGAGTGATGCGGCTATTTATGACATTCTGAGTAGAGGTGAGTACAAG